TTCACTAACATTATAACCTTGTCCAACACAGTGACATTTATGTTCACAATTATTACATTTTCTTTTCATTTTTCTCTACCTCATAAAACATTTTATCAGAATCTTCTGTAATCCAATCCGCACCTTCAACATCCCAGACAGTATTTTGTACTTTATAGTCTGGCCAACTTGTATCAGTAGTATAATTATTAACATGCCACAAAATGCGATTGTTAGGCTGAGCAGCATAATTGCCGTTAGCAAGAGCCAATATATGTGCACACTTGTGCTCTTGAGGAATTTCAGAATGTTCTGTGTTGAGTATATTACTCTCTGGATGCGCCCAGTCAATAGTAAATAAATATTGTCCAGCATAAAAATTTTTATCTTTACCTTTAAATTTACAATCTAAACCAGCAAGGAAATCAAAAGTATGAACACTAGGCCAATAACTAAAACAATTCCACAATTGTAACTGGTCAACCGACATATCCGGCACTTCGTTTCTAGAAAGATGTTTTTGGAAAAACGCTGAGATAGGCAAACGATAATAGATCGCACCATTCGGTAACATAATGTGAAATAGTAAGGCACGTCCTGAAATAGATGCAACACCGAAGATAATACATTCTTCGTTCTCTTTACAATATTTGGGATCCATATCGTAAAGATATTCTTTACGAATTTTACAATATATGGGTGGTGTGTTCGCATTTAAATAAGCCATTATCCATAAATATCACCCCAATTTTCGCCAGATTCATAATCTACTTTATTGGGAACTTCTAGTGTAACAGCATTCTCCATAATTTCAATTATTTTTTTAGCATGTTCAGGAGACTCTACAGATAAGTCTAACTCATCGTGAATTTGTATGTGAGCAATAATTCCTTCTTTATATAAATCTAACATTGCTTTCTTAGTCATATCAGCAGCGCTACCTTGAATTAATTTATTTAATGCTTTGTATGTGTAAGCTCTTTTAATTCCTGGTCCGTGTTCCTTGAGCGCTTCTTCATGAGGCAATGCTTTGTGCATACCAAACATATTAGGTTCCCATAAATGAAACCTACATAATCTACCAAGTAAAGTTCTTATCTGACCATGACTCTGAGCTCTGTTAGATGCTGAGTTCATTAATTGTTTAACAAAAGGTACTTTCTCATGATACTGATTAAATAATTCATTTGCTTTTTCTTTTGTCACACCTAATTCTGCTTGTAGTTTTGTTTTACCCATTCCATAAAATAAGCCTAAGTTAATAGTCTTAGCTTGTGTTCTAGGTATGTTGGCCATTTCAGCTACTGTTTGGTGGAAGTCTGTATCTACATCTTCGTTATAAGCATCAACAACATCATAAACAGATGGAAATTTATGTAATGCTGCGTAATGTACAACTAGCCTTGGTTCCTGTTGTGAGTAGTCAAAACAACCCCACGTACAACCTTCTTCTGGTAAAAATAAAGAACGGATTAGGGGACCGAGATCTTTATTTCTTGCAGGTAATTGCTGTAAGTTAGGGTTGTTGTAACTAAAACGACCTGTGACGGTTCCTCCGGCATCAGAACGAATCTGGTTAATTTCTGCATGTATTCTACCTTTGTGTTGAAATCTTAAAATAGTATCAATAAAAGTAGTGTGAGCCTTGTTTATTTCTCTTGCTTGTGCTATTTTTTGTACAACAGGATTTGAATGTTCAGAAAGAAAATTTTTAGTAAATGAAGGTGACTGTGTTTTCTCAGTTCTATCGTAGGGCAAGGAGAGCTTATCAAATACTTTGGCAATCGAACGAGCAGCCCAGATTTGTGGTTCTATTCCTGTTGCTTGTTTTACTTCTAGCAATAGATTGTTTTCTTGTTCTTGTAGTTGCTGTTTCAGTATTGCAGCTCTGTCTGCATCTACTCGCACTCCTTTAAATCTCATATCAACTAAACAAGGAAATAAATCTGTTTCAAGATTAAAAATAGATTCAATATCTTGTTGGACGATTTCTGTTTTAAATTTTTGCCATAACTCTAAAGTAAGTTCAGCATCTTTTTCTGCGTAAGCACCTACGTACATAGGTGGAAGTTTCCACATATCTGCTTTAGGATCTAGTCCTCTAGATTTTGCTTCTTCATTTAATGCAGCTTCATTTTTACCGTGACCTAAATAATCCCAAGATAATGCATTTAAACTAAATGCAAATCTATTTTCATCAATTAAACTTGCAGCAATCATTGTATCTACAATAAGGCCATTGATCTTAATACCCATAGACCTAATCCAACATACATCGTACATTGCATTATGAAATATTTTTGTAGCTGATGTTGCCATTGTATCTTTAAACCATTCTAAGGTTTTCTTTTTATCCATATTGCTCCCTGATCCGTGAGCAATTGGAAAATAAAATTTTCTACCTGGTACAGCTACAGCAATACCTACTACTTCACCATTACCAATTACAGATCCTGATCCTGTTGTTTTTAAATTTGGATCTCGTGTTTCTAAGTCTACTGCAATCTCATCATATGATCTTAAATCTGGATATTCTTCTGGTTCAATCCATTCTGTTTGTGCTGTGAATAGTGGTATTTTCATTATTTATTCTCCTTTTTATGTGTGTAAACTTCATACCAAGCTTCACATTTTTTATTAGTGCATTGATACATAGATACTATTTGATGTTCTGAATCAGGATATGTATCCTCAGTATCAAAATCATTTTGCCAAAGTAATTCTTTTTTACAATGAAAGCATTTAAACATTATTTTTATTTCTTTTTTTTCCTGTTAACTTTTGTTCCCATTCTTTTTCCGTCATTACATTTTTCTTTTTAAAAATATCATCATAGTTATTTTTATATTGTTCGGTAGCTATTCTGGACCTACCGTCCCATCTTCTTCCTTTTTCCTTCATAATTTTCCTTTTTATAACATTTTTTACATTTGAAAGCACAATTGTATGCCATGTTTTTTTTATGACATATGATGCACTTATATTTCATTTCTTACTTTTCATATCTTTTATCTTTTTTATCTCTAATTCGCAATAGTGAATTATTTTTTCTAAATCCTCTATTCCATTTTTATTCTGGTACCTACAAACGTACTTCACAACATTACCCTGGAAGAAGCTGAGATTATTTTTAGATATAAATTCATACGGTTGTATGTGAAACGATTTATAGTGACTTCCACCTATCTGCTTTTCTTGTGGAAAAGCTTTTTCAAACATATCTTTTGTTGTCATAACTGATATCCATACCTTTCTTTTTTTGGTTTTAATAAATACAAGTTTTCTTTGGCTCTTGTTGCACCCACATACCATACTCTATGTTCTTCATCTGCTTTTTCTATGTTGTTTTCTACAGACTCTCTTATCTTTCTAGCATTATCTAATACTAAAATAACATTATCACATTCACCACCTTTAGCTGCGTGAATAGTTGATACTTCAATTCTTGCGCTTTGACTTAATCTTTCGTTATTACTTAACATTGTTCTTATATAAAAACATTCCTCCTGGTCTGCCTTAACAAAAATTTTATACCAAAGATCATCCGGCTGATAACCAAAGTCTTCTAATTTATATAAAGCTTTATTATCTTTAAACTTTGGATTATTTGGAATGTATTCATATAATTCTTTAGCATCATTTAAAGATATGGAAGATCCTTTACATAGGTGGCCAAAATTAATTATAGATTTATACAATCTAGTATTAAAACTTTTACCAAATCTATTTTTATAATATAAATTTTTTTCTCTTAAATATTTTGATATTTCATCAGAACGATAAACAGTTCTAGTTAGTATTAACCAATTATGTTTTGTAAAATCTATATGGTCCATACTAAATATAGGCTCTACGTTCCCTGGTGATCCTTTTTTAGCAAAGTATTCTTTTTGTTTTCTAGTATGTATTCTACTTACGATAACATTTGATACCTGTTGTATATTTTTTGGTACACGATTTGAATAAGGTAAGACTTGTTCTTCTGCTGGTTCATTTAAAAATCTATTAACATCTGCACCAGCCCAGGCAAATATTGCTTGGTCATCATCTCCAGCAAGATAAATATCTTTAGATTTTTCTTTTAAGATATCAAACATCTTCCATTGTATGGGTGATAAATCTTGAGCTTCGTCTATAAAGACAACATCAAACTCTCTGCATTTTTCTTTTTGTAAAACAAACTTTTCAATCATGTCATTGAAGTCATCTAAAACAAATTGTTTTTTAAAATGATTGTAGTTTAAATAAATGTGTCCTAATGTTTCATAGTCTACTTCTCGACTCCATTCATTTGTATTAAACTCAGACTCTACAGATATATCTTTGACCCTAGCTTTATTTATAAGTTTAAAGTACTCACTATTAAAATCTAAATAACCAGACTCATCTCCTGAGTCTGTAACTCTTAAGTTTAACTCTCTGCCTATTTGTTCGTAATGAACCGGTTGCATAACATTTTCTTCACTCATTCCCAATGTATGAAATGCAAATGAATGTAGTGTTTGAAAATATCTTAAATCTTTTTTATTTAAGTCTGGGTGTTTATCTAACATTCTTTCTTTTGCTTCATTAGCTGCCTTTCTTGTAAAAGCAAAATAACCAATACGATTTAAACTTGTTCCTTTTTTAATATACTCATCTACTAAGTTTAATAATGTTGTAGTCTTACCTGTACCTGGAGGTCCAAATATTTTTTTAATCATTAAAATATTTCCTCCTTACCTTTTAGTTCCATTAATTCTTCTTTTGGTTTTGTATCTGATAATAAACTTGGAAACTTATCTAAAGGTAATTGTAAAACATTAACTGGATTATTAGAGCTATCATCAGTTTTCTTTTTAGGAAATCTTTTATCAACACCAAGTACTGCTTTATATAATCTTTCTATACGTTCTCCTGTCTTACCTCTATTCTCTTTCCATTCTTTATTTTTTAAAGTTGCATAGAAAGAAGAATAAACAAAGAATGCTTGATTGTTTTCTATAAATACAGCACCTGTTTTAAATGCTGCAAATGTTTCTGCCTTTGGTCCATTTAAATATTGTAATAAATATTCATGTAATAATTCATCTGGTGTAGTTCCTTTAGGTGGTGAAGTAATAATTTTTGGTGGAAACAGATTATCTAGTATATCTTGAAACTCATCTTGTTTTATTTTTGGTGGTACTTTATCAGCTGCAGCACCTATGATGGCTCTAATATTTTCTATTTCAATAATTTGTTTTATATTTTTTGCTCTAACTTCTTTAGTTGTTTGACCATCATCTAATGTAACATTGAATGTATATTCAGGTTCAGGATATGTTATTTTTTGCAATCCGCTTAATGGTGGAAAGGTTCTTCTGTTATAAGATAGGTATCCAAATTTTTTATTTCTACATACAGCTTTCATACATACCGGCTGTATTGGATCTTCATTACAAGTATATCCTTTAATATTTCTTGCCCAAGATTTTAATTTCTTTTTAGTTTTTTCTTCTGACCAATCTAAAACTCCATTAGCATCTGATTTAAAATATTTATTAGGTGCAGCGATAACCATCTTCTCCCAATCATCTGGATATTTCTTTTTGGCAAACACTGCATAGTTATATAAAAACCTATCTCTGCCATCTGTTAATTTATCTTTAGTTAATATTGCAAGACAAGGTGGTCCATCATTAAACTCTTCTCCACCACCTATTAATATTTTTCTAGTATGTTCTATTGCAAACTCTTCTAAATCATCTGATGAATAAGTATTTGCTTTAATAACTTCTGCAAATTGATCAAAGTTAAAAGTTGTACCATCTAAATTAAAACCAACTCTTTCTGTTTTGTTGTAATAAGGTAAATTAATAAATTGTCCATTAACATAATTACCTTCTGGATCTTGTCCTAATTCAGTTTGTTTTGGATATATCTCAATGTTTGTTGGAAGTTTTAAAGTAAATAATAATTTTTCTAAAAATCCTCTAATGAAAACTGCTTTTGCTGGTTCCTTTAAAAATAAATATAAATGTAAACCACCACTTTTAGATTTAACAGGAACTAATGGAAGTTTATTTTCTGCTATAATATCTAAATATTTTTTATAAGGAAAGTTAGAATAGCTATGTTGTTTATCATCAATATCAATTGCACCAAATCTTGCCATACCTTGATCATCACAAGGTTGTACACCAATAGATTGTCTACCTGTTAAGTGATCTAAATAATCTTGATTAGTTAATTCTCTATGAGTCCAACCATAAATAGGTTTAACCTTTCCTGTAGTTGGATCTATTTTAGTTTGTGTAAGATCTGCTGCTCCAAAGTTTCTTTGAAGTCCACTAAATGCTTGTATAAAAATTTTTTCTTTATGCCCTAATTCCATAATTGCTTTCAAATCTATGTGGGCGATTACTCGCCCACACATCGTTGTTGACTAGAAGTGAGAAGCCTCTTGGGAATTTTCTGTACTCTCGCCATGTTTAACATTAACGTCTCCTTTTGAAACGCTTTCTGCGAAAGATTTTGCTTGTTGATACAATGCTGCATCTTGCACTGGACCAATTTTGCTAACTTCCCATCCAAACCAAGTACCTTTGTCATTTGACATTTGAGTAGTTCTTAGTTTGTAAGTATGACTAAAGAAAGCTGGAGTAAACATTCCATTCTTTCCTTTCATCTTTATACTAGCCATCATACTATTCCACTTTCTACTAATCTTTAATTGCGTTGATTTCATGGCAATCAAAGCTGTAGATGGTGTGTTACTATTAACAACTACAAAGTGACTTGCTGTCTTTTCAATATAATTACCATTTGGTAATCTATCTTTATAAGACGCATCTCTTTTTGTTTTAGTAAGTATGTCGCTAGACGATGGATGGATAGCAACTGGAGCTCCAGAACCTTCGCCTCTATCTTGCCATTCAATATATTCTAATTTGTAATGACAAGGAATGACTTCGATTCCTTTTTCTCCATCAAACAACTCTCCTGTTACAGAGTTATAAATCATTCCAGGTTCAGCACCTTGAACATATTTACCATCTCTTTTATTAACTTCAGGAGATAATTGTCCTAGTATTTTTAAGAATGGTAACGCTAAATCTTGATGAGTTAGATTATCCACTCCTTTGTTTGCATCTGCCTCAAATACATTGACAGATAGGGCACCTGCAGCAACTTTTTCAGCTACTGCTGTGTTTGTCCTTGGTTCTTGTTTCGTTTTTATTTGTTCTTGTTGCATATTTTTTCCTCCTTTATGCACGGGTTATTTTTGTTCGGTTTCCTGCGAACACATTAAATAGGTCAGAGGGCATATCTTTCCCAGACTCAATACGCTCTCTGACCAGAGCCTTAAGTGTCATAGGTTCAACCTTCAACTTCTGGGTAGGTTGATACCCTTGACCTTGCGCAAGGACAGCATATTCTGCCGCCTTGTTATCTTCGTTACGACCAAAGGAAACAGTGACCTCATTTTTAATAAGATCGCCTAGGCCTTCTTTACGAAGCCAGTTAAATGCTTCTTCCTTTTTATCTGCAGGAATAGAAGCACCGTAGATGGGCTTGACTTCAATAGCCGAGCCATCTGCTAATTTTAATGTAGAGATATTCATTTCTGTCATCATTGTTGGAATGATTTCACCAGAAAGAAGATCCTCTTGTTTTTTTAATTGCTTTAGATTTTCTTCAGCAATTTTTATTTTATCTTCCAAGTCTCTTAGTTTAACAACTTGTTCAGATAAAGTTTTTGCATCATTAGTCTGAGTTATAGACTCAGTCTGATCTGCTTCGAAATTAATATTGCTCATAATATTTTATCTCCTTTGTTAGCGTTATTATTTCTTTCTTTGCTTTTTTTAATATGTAAAAAGCTTTGTACCTAGTATAGTAATATCC